TTTTATTTAACCAATCAGTGGGCTAAGGTTGAAAACAACCTTTATTCTCAAGCCATTTATTATGAGCCAACAAGATTGTCTGCCCAATACGATTACGAATCAATGGAGTATACTCCTGAGATTTCCGCAGCATTAGACATCTACGCAGAAGAATCTACAACAACTAATGAAGATGGTTTTATTCTTCAAATTTATTCTGAATCAAAAAGAATAAAAGGTGTGTTGGCAGATTTATTCAACAACAACTTAGACATTAACACTAACTTACCAATGTGGACAAGAAACACTTGTAAGTATGGTGACAACTTTGTTTACTTGAAATTAGACCCCGAGAGAGGGGTTGTGGGGGTACAACAGTTACCAACGATTGAGATTGAAAGACATGAGGTAGGAGTTAGTGCAAAAATTTCTACAGACATTACAAAAGAGTTAGACAAAGATAAGAAAGCGTTACACTTCACTTGGAAGAATAAAAATATGGAATTCCAATCGTGGGAAATCGCTCACTTTAGATTATTAGGTGACGATAGAAAACTTCCTTACGGTACTTCTATGTTAGAAAAGGCTAGAAGAATTTGGAAACAATTATTATTATCGGAAGATGCGATGTTAATATATCGTACTTCAAGAGCACCTGAAAGAAGAATGTTCAAAGTGTTCGTAGGTAATATGAATGATGATGACGTTGAAGCTTACGTACAACGTGTTGCCAACAAATTTAAAAGAGAACAAATTGTAGATAACAAAACAGGTAACGTGGATATGAGGTTTAACCAAATGGCGGTTGACCAAGATTACTTTATTCCTGTAAGAGACCCTGCGGCACCAGACCCAATTACAACATTACCTGGAGCCACAAACTTATCAGAGATTGCGGATATCGAATATATACAAAAGAAATTATTAACGGCACTTCGAGTACCTAAGGCGTTCTTAGGATTTGAGGAAGTTGTTGGTGATGGTAAGAACTTAGCATTACAAGACATTAGATTTGCTCGTACAATCAATAGAATCCAAAAGAGTATGTTGGCTGAGTTAAATAAGATTGCGATTGTTCACTTGTTCCTATTAGGATTTGAGGATGAACTTTCAAACTTTACTATCGGTCTTACAAACCCATCAACTCAAGCTGACTTATTAAAGATTGACGTTTGGAAAGAAAAAGTATTATTATACAAAGACTTAGTCTCTGACCCAGGTAACGGTATTCAAGCAACATCATCTACATGGGCTAAGAAACATATCTTTGGATGGTCTGACGAAGAAGTTCGTTTGGATTTACAACAACAAAGAGTTGAAAGAGCTGTTGGTGAAGAACTTAAAGCAACACCTACAGTTATTACTAAAACAGGATTATTTGATAACATAGATAAATTATACGGAAGTGCCACGGGTGCAACACCTGCAGCGGGAGCGGCAACAACTCCTGACGGGGGAGAAGAGTTAGCCCCTCCACCATCTTTTGGTGGAGGAGGTGAGGAACCATTACCTGATGCGGGGGCAGAGGTTGCACCGCCAGCGGAGGCACCACCAGCCGCAGAGGTTACACCTGAATCAACAAAAAAAGACATGAATATATTACTTGAAAACAACTTAATTGAAGGTTCTCGAATGATAGACTTAGGTCAGGGACAAGAATCTTTAGGAGAAATTTCAAAAGAATTGGATAAGTTATTAAATTCATAATATTTATTTGAAAACGAGCAAAATGACCTTTGGTAATATCAAATCCCTGATGGAGAAAAATCTGCTAGAATCCTACAAAGATGAAAAGGATTTTAAGAAGACACTGAGAGAATTCAAACACAACGTGTTGAGTAATAAATCTATGTCAAGAGCGTATGCTTTGTATGACCAATTGAGTTCGCCTCAAGGGTTAAACGAGCATGACGCAAAGGAGTTTTTGGAAGAGGGGTTATCGTTATTACAAAAAGTTTTGCCAAGTATTAAATTACCAAAAAGTGTTTCTGAGTCAGTTAAAAACAACTATTTAGATATCGATACGTTACTTTATAGCCAAAAAACAGATTTAATGGAAAGAATACAGGCGAAGAAAAACATCGTTTCAATCTTAACATCAAAAGTTGAAACAGTGAAAGAGTCTATTAATATCCCAATTAAGTCTATGGTAAACATTGCCAATCAAACGTTGAAAAATTACCTTGATACTTTAGATGAGAATTCTAAAAAAGAATTCATACAGATTGTTTCTGAGGATACAAAAACTCTTGAAGGAAAATTTGAAGTTATTCGTGAAAGTGCTATAACTAAGTTACAAGCAAGAATGGAAACTGAAGACGAAAGTGAAATTAAATCAAGAATTTCAGAAACAATTAACAAATTAAAAGATGAAAAGTTTGACCAAATGAATTTTTTAAGACTAAAAAATCTTGAGGAATCAATCTAATAAGTCCTTTTTATTCTGAATATACTTAGCTTTTAAAATCTGTGCTCGTTTGACCACAGATTTTTTTGTATACTGTGTTCTCTCTTTAAGTAACTGATTTTGTTTTGTCTTAATTACTTTAGACTTTAATGTTTTTAGAGCTCTCTCAATATTATCACCGCTCTTAATGTTTACGATTATCATACAATTTAAATTTTTTTGACTATTAACTATAAATACATTATCCTTTTATAGAAAATAAACATACATAATCATGAACATTAATGAAAAAAGGAAAAAGTGTAAAGTTAAATTTATACAATCCAATTAAATCCGTTTACGGAACCGTCGATTCAAAAAACCTAAAATCAGTATACATCAACATCCAATCATGGGTGACCCCAAAAAAAGAATATGACAATTGGAATAGAGTCGTCTCAAATTTAGGACGAGAGATAAAACATTCAGTATTCGAATCAATTAACCAAAAATTATTTCAAGAAAAAAGTATCGTAGATTTGGACCTCCGAACGAGTGGAATATCTCATGGAAAGAAATCATTCTTTAACTTAGAAATTAATTTATACACTAACTCTGAAATGGATTTTAAATCCCTCGAGATAAAAGATTCTGTCAAAATGATAGTCAATTCCATATTCAGAAATAACATCCAACAAAACAAATACTTTGAATTTTCAACTTCAAAAAAGACAGTAAATCAATAAACAATTAAGAACGGTATATTTATCTTAAAAGATTAGATGAAAAATTTAAGAATATTAGAGGCAAGTGAAGTAGGTCACGGTATCTTGATTGAAATGGATGCTGGTTGGGTTTCCCCGAAAGACAGACAAAACGAAATCACTTTGAAAGAAGCTAAGGAAATGGACTATAGAAATCCGTTTGAATTTTATGCTGTCCTTCAAAAGTACGATACCCCAAACAGAAACGGTAGAACCTATCCTGAAAGAATCCTTAAAAGGGAGGCTGACAACTATAAAAAATCAATTGCTAAGGGTTTATCCACTTCTGAGTTAAACCACCCAGAATCGTCTCTTATTGACTTAGACAGAGTATCTCACATTATCACCGATATATGGTGGGATAGAAATATTTTGATGGGTAAGTTAAAATTGTTAACTTCGCCAGGATTTCACGAAAGAGGAATCGTTTCTACTAAAGGAGACCAAGCGGCAAACTTAATGAGACAAGGAGTTACTTTAGGTATTTCTTCTCGTGGGGTTGGTTCACTAAAGAAGGTTGGAGAGAGAAACGAAGTTCAAGACGACTTTGAATTGATTTGTTTTGACTTAGTATCATCACCATCTACGCCAGGAGCTTATTTGTTTGGTGACGTTAAAGAGAGAGATAACTACGAAGAAAACTTAGAAGAAGAAATAAAACATAAACAAAGTAATGGATATGTGGAAAAGTCAGTTGACTTAATGAAAAAATTAAACGATTTTTTAGGAAAATAAAAAACACACATATGGAAGAAAAGTATTTTGTCGCGAAAATTCAGTACGACTTACCTGATGAAAACACAGGAAAAATCAAAAAAATTAGAGAAGAAAAATTAGTTAAAGGTTACTCAGTTACAGATGTTGAGGCGAAAGTAACTAAGAAATATGAGGGGTTCACACATGATTG